CTAACTTACTGATTTCAATAATGCTCTGGCGCTGCTATGTATGCTTTGGGGCATCTGTGGGGCAAAATCCGCGAGCCTCTGATTCAGCATTGCGATCTGCTCACTACTGCTGTCTGCCATCCACGCACCGTATACGTTGAAGACCATCTGGGCGCTCGCATGGCCCATCTGACTGGCAATGAAGCTGGGGTTAGCGCCAGCTGACAGTGACCAGCACGCATACGTGTGACGCGACTGATATGCTTTCCTGTGCCTTATCCCTGCTCGCTTCATCGCTGCGTCCCATAAATCACCTATCGAGTCGACTTTGTAGATGATCCCCACCTGCTGACATCTTCTGACCAGTTGAGGGTTGAAAACAAATGTACACTCGTGGCTCTCAGTTCTGCCGTATTCGCGCAGCTGAACATCGATCCGATGCCTTTTTCCAAGCCTGGTCATTTCCGCCTGATTCCTCAGGACGCTGATCGCAGGCTGAATGAGGTGTATCACTCTGTTGGTACTGGCCTCAGTTTTCGGTAGAGTGAATTCACCCAGTTTTGTATAATTACGCCTGATTGTTATTGTTCCAGCTTCAAGATCGATATCCTCCCAGGCCAGGGAGGTCAGCTCCCCATGACGCACCCCTGTGTATACTGCAAGTGACCACAGGTTTTTCGTCTGCTGATGCCGGCATGCATCAATCAGGCGAATAAATTCGTCACGAGTTAGCGGATCTGGCTCTGCCCTGGCTTTTTTAAGAGGCTTGATCCCGTCGAATGGGTTCGCCTCTAAGTAACCGTGATCTGCGGCAAACTGAAACATTCCGGCAATCGTTGTCATGTAATAATTTACGGTGACAACACTTCGTCCCTTTGCCGGGACCTTCCCCTTCATTGGCATCTGGTGACCGGTCAGTAAATCTTTCCTGATATACAGTAATTCCTCTTTAGTCACCGCCGACACCAGCCGATTACCCCCGATCCTTGGCACCATATTCTTTGCGACTGACTCATAACGGTTGAGTGCGTTCGCGCAGATTTCCATTCTCTTCAGATCCAGCCACTTTTCGGCAAGCTCTGACACTGTAATTTCTTTCTTACCCACCCCAAAAGTCTTGAGGTTAGGGGAATCCGGAAACTGTGCCGCGTACTCAAATGTGCCTGTTCTGATGGCAAAGCATACCGATGTCCGCAGTTCCCCGGCGATCTTCCTGTTCTTAGCGGTGTCAGGGACACCGAGGCTCTCCCTGACACGCTTACCTTTGAAATTAAACCAGATGCGCAATGTGCCACCGTGGTTTTCGACGCCTGTTGGATATGTAACTTTATCCATTGATTCCTCCAGACGCCCAAGAGCGATATGAGATTACCTTTTTCATGGCCTCAGATCACCCAGGCTGTTTGTTTTTCATTGAGGCCACCCACGCATCGACCGCTTTACGGTTGTACATGCACTCGCTGGAAGGTTTCGGATTTCCGTCCGGTGAAACGTGCACATATTCCCGCCCAACCATCCAGCATTCTTTTCTGGCCCGGAGGATGGTTCCGGGCTTGAGCCCGGTAACCGCAATCAGCACCTTTTCGCTAACCCAATCATTCGGGACCAGCAAAACGACATCGGCAGTATCACGCATTAGTACCCTCCATTTTTTTCTCGACGCAGTTTTCCCAACCACCGCAGCTGTTGACCATGTCTCCCAACCTCGAGAAACAGGCGTTCATCCAGCGCAACCCGCGGGGCGTTAGTGATGGCACGGTTCCCCAGTCGATGAAGTCCGAATTGCTGCGATGCATATATTTGATGAGGTCCAGAATGTTGATGTAATGGGCACGGCGTTTTTCCATATCCCAGCCCTTGTCTTCCAGATACGAATCGATGAATGCCTGCAATGCTGGCTGATTAAGCGAAATGTCGCCGTACTGGTGGCGGTACACCGGGCGACGATGCAGACTCACCAGATGGAATAAGTAGGCATCAGATACCCATGTCAGAGCTTGCTGGTGGGCCAGCTCAACAGAGCCAGCCGGATTCCATATTTCATTATTTTTCACCGTTACCCCTCCCAGCCGATCGCTTGGAACAAGCCCATTTTAGGGTGATACCAGCGGGTGCCGCGCGGCTCAGCTTCTGACATCATCTGGTGAAACGCGGCCATAAACGGCTCCAGTTCGACGATAGCCCTACGAGACAAAAGCCCATCAGGAGTCATGAATTCGTGTGTGTCGGTAGGGATGCGGTAGGCGTTGACCAGATTTCGACACTTGGCGTCAGTCATACCACTTTGGGCAACAACCTGGCGGTATCCCACATACCCGGCGCGCATGTTGCCGCGTTTAATGTTTTCCACGGCTTCGGTAACCGTTTCGATCTGCTCTTCAACATGATTCAGGCGCTTCTGCTGGCGAACGGCGTCGGCGGCCATTGCAGCGATCATCTCGATTTCAGTCAGCGGTGCGCGAGTGCGGAAATAGCTGTTGACCAGTTCGCGCTGAACCTGCCAGGCAAGATCATCGTTAAATGGCTTCGTCAACATCAGGTAGCCTGATTCGAAAAGCACAATCCCTGACGGTGCAAATTTAGAGAATGTCCCTTCCGGGAGGTCCGTACGTATTACGTCCGCACCTAATTCGGCATAATCAACACCGTTGATGAAATGCTCACGGTTTCGGTTGAATGCCGCACGCGCGGTGCCTTCTGGTCGCTGGTGGACTTCATCAACCATCGCCAGCGTCACAACGCGCTGACCGCGATATTCGACTGCCGGAAGCTGTTGGTTATTGATCGTTACTGTATTCATGCTCGATACCCTTCTGAGTGCCCGGCTTTACGCCGGGCTGGTAAATCACTTAACCTGGATAAATGGAGTATTGGCGCCGCTGGTCATGTACTGGGGCAGAGTGCCGTTCCATTTGTTGATGGCCTCCAGTTGCAGAACTTCCGGGTTCTCACGCATGGCCTGTCCACGGATCTGGATAGACTTTGCTTCTGCTTCTGCCAGCTTCAGTTTTGCATCCGCCTGGCCATCAGCCTCAGCGCGCAGCATGTTGGCTTCAGCTTCTCGTTGTTTCACTTCCTGCTCACGTTGTAAGGTTTTCTGGTTGGCGGTGACTTTGGCATTGATACTGTCGATAACTGTCGGCGGGTACTCAGGACGGCCCACGTAAGAAAGACTGATAACCTGGATTCCTACCGGCCCCATGTCTGACTGAATCTCTTTCAGAGCGTTTTCAAGCAGTTCAGCTTTCCCGCCGTCAATGAACTTATCAGTGCTCATGCGGCTTGCGAGGCGATTAAGGGCGTCTGCAATCTTTTGGCGCAAATCGGTATCGGTGATGTCGTCCACACCTTTGCGATAGGTCTGGAAGACCGTCGTCACTTTGGTCGGATCAACTTTATAGGCGACGCCGATGTGATAGCCGATAGTTGTGCCGTCGCTCATCTGAAAGTTGAAAGCGTCCTCGTAGGTCTTCATCTGTTTGAAGGTCGGGAAGATATAAACCTCAGTGTTCCAGCCAGTCCAGTAACGACCCACACCTACCACTTCGCCAACACCTTTGTCGTCGCCCAACTTATTCACCTTAATACCCACGTTGCCGGGTTCGACTCGATCGCAACCTACAAGACCGATTGCAGAGAGCGCGATAATTGAAGCCATAATTACTTTTTTCATTTTTTTTCCTTCGTTACGGTAACTACAAGACCCTTACAAATGGCGTAGATGCACGGCGGGGTCAGAATCGCCAGGGCAAAGCCGGTTATAACTGCCGTCGTGTCCTTCATCGAAATGAGGATCGGAACGAACAACCCATAAACGCTGGCGACAATCACCACCGATAAAACAACACGTAAGTAAGCAACCATCAGCTGATCCCTTCTGGTTTGCTGGCCTGTAGCTCTGCTTGCTCTTTCACGTAGCGGTCGTGCATGGCGTCCCACTTCTCGAGCCACTTCTGCATATTGCGCTTACGTTCCAGGATTCGGCGGATGCGCCTCATGCATCGGTTATGTGCAAAGAGATATTGCTGGGTGTGCTGGCCCATTCGATTGACGAGCACACCGTTGCTGAACACAGGCTCGTCTGGTTCGTTGGTATTCAAGCCGGCGCGCTGAAAAGTTTTGGTCACCATGTAGTGAGCAAGATTGCTGATCGCCGCACTCCTGCTGAGAAAACGGCGCGAGTAGCCGTGTCGTGATACGACGTAAACTGGCTGCATATCTTTAGCAAAGGCACTATCAATTGAGGTTGAGCTGATGCGTTTATCTTTCATTTCCGGTCCTTAACTTTGCTGTATCGTTCGTGACTCATTACTTCCCAGTTCTTTCCGCCATCGCGGGATAGTAGCCGCCAGCGATGGTTAACTTTGAGGCTCAAATTCCCCGAGCCGTGCATTCGGCAGGGGTGAATGCGCCTTGCCCTGAACTGGCTTAAAACGTGTACCGCTTTGAGGTGAACCCACTCAGGAATTCGTATCGCTGTCAGTGCCACCAGATCCCCCCATTTCATTACCCTCCGTTTTCGGAGCCTCCACTTTTTGTTTTTTGACGAACTCAACCAGCTCACAAATGAGCTCGTCGATTAATTCCTTCCCGCAATCCGTAAGGAATTCACCGCTGCCATTAACATCAACAGCGCTGCTGTAAATTCCCTTAATAGCTTTTATGCCTTCGACACTCCCGTACTCACTGATCGCAAGCCTTTCGAATTTTCGTAATAATCCATCGAGAAGAATCTCTGTTAACTCGACCGTGTTAATACCGCCTTTATTTAGTTTAATAACAAGACAGTTACTGCCTGTTTTACGCTGATGGCGTAATAACGCTGCCTTTAAAATTCTGCGTCGATAGGTGTTGATTAAATTATCCATTGCGGCGCTCCTCCTCCTCTAAGCTCATAACAATTTCCTCTTCTTTTTCGGTCCAATCATGAATTTCGCCAGCAAGGTCATAAACAAGAGAGCAAATAGTTTTGAGTTGGAAATGGTCCAGCTTGTCGTGGTATTCAAATAAAGTTTGCGATAAACCAGCCAGTTGCTCGGCTTTGATATTCACAACCTGAATGTCTTGCCTTTTTGATAAGCTCATAATTACCGACCATATGCTTTTTTAAGATAAAGACGAGCGATTACCTCGTAACCGCAGGCCGCATAAAGGCACGCTGTTCTGTATGCCGTTTTATCCTTGATGAAAGTCATACGAAGCGCCTCACAGCCAAAGACGCGACTACCCGACCGTGAATTTTTATTTCTTTCTGTTCATCGGTATTAAGGGTGAAAGTTTCGTAATGATGGTTATCAGATATGATTTTTAATGAGCCATCAGCTAATGGCTCAATTCTCTTAATGAAAAGGCATGGGCGACCGAAAGCATCCATTGTGTACACATAAATGCCAGAGGTAAGCGCAAGTCCACCGCAATCAACGAAAGCCACAACCTCACATGGTTCGATGGTCGGCTGCATGGAATCACCTTCCATCCGGCAGCTTTGAACGCGGTTGCCAAAGTCATTAACGTTGTCAGATCCGAACAGCATTTGAGGCGTTTTAATCGGCTGATTAATAGCGACGGAATTTTGCATTTTCATTTCCTCGGGGTGAGTTTGTCCTCACCCGTAAAGGTGTTAATAAAGATTGGTTGAATTAATTATTTAGTTAAATGGTCGAGACCATTTTTTTAATATCAGGATGTTCATCAATGATTTTTTTAGCATCATTACATGCTTCATTGTATGACTTAAAAAAATCAACCAGAACAAAATAATCGCCATTACGCGCATAGATAGCGAATTCTAAACCATCAATAAAAGTGGTGTTAAATTCGTAATCAAAATCATTCTGATGAGGTTGAGCAGCTCGTAAATAACTCCAGTGCGAATTTGCCGATTTGATCTTGGCGTGGATATCAAATTCCTGGTTCGCTGGGTTTGGTAGGGAGGTTGTGTTCATCTCATTGGCTCCGTTGTTTGCCGATGAAATGAGAATACTTAAGTATTAATAGAAGGTCAATGGTATTAATACAAAAAGAATAATGGTTTTCTTATGTATTTGTTATTGCAGATTATTTGAGTAATAAAAAAGCCGACGCGATGGTCGGCTTGGTGCTTTTTTGGGAACGGATCAAAAGATTGTTGATACCCAAAACAGCCTTCCTAAAACCTCAAGACTATCCATGTCTACTTCTTCATCAGGGTATTCATCAGAGTTGTAGCTTCTGATTGTCACCTTGTCTGGCCCAGATCTGTAGAGGATTTTTAATCTTTTCCATCCACCTTGATTGATGCCGTAAATTTTACCATCAACGATGCGCTTGTCATGGCAGTTTATGGCGACAGTAGAGCCATCAGCGATCACCGGTTCCATGCTATTTCCGTGTGCAGCAAAGCATAGAACGCCATCACCATCACTATTAGCCCCCACCTTTCGCAATGTCGCTTTGGAAAATCTAAGTTTTTTTCCATTGTAATCATCATTTAGGGCGCTGCCATCTCCACATGCGAACTCGATATCCTTCAAGTAAGGCACCTCAACCTCATCATCCTCAAGCGGGGTTTGCTTATCCCATGGATCTATACCAAACATCCTTTGTTCTGGAGTTTTTGCTGGCCCCATACTGCCTTCACCAGTGCTTAACCATATGGGGTCTACATCCAGTGCTTTAGCTATATCAACGATTTTTCCGCTGGACTGAGCTTTTCCTGAGGTTAGTTTTTGTATGGCCCCCTGGCTTACCCCAACCCTATGCGCTAATTGACTTTGAGTAGCCCCGGCATGAGCCATCGCCAGTCTCAGTCTTTCTGCAAGTGTGTTCATCTAAGTATCTCCGATTTCTGTGCATATTTAATACCACAGGATTAACCATGGCAAGCGGATAATACTTGATTAATTATTCCTTTGGTATTATTTTATATCTTTAATATTAATACTAAGGGCTTTGTTATGACTGATGAGGTTTTTGAATCCCCAATGGCGAAAGCCGTGTACGTTGCTGGTGGTCAAAGTTCGCTTGCTAAAAAGGTTGGCGTCACGCAAGGGGCCGTCTGGAAGTGGGTCAGGGGGATCAAGAAAGTTTCTCCGGTCCATGCAGTGGCAGTCTCAAACGCAGTTAATGGAGTTGTTAAGCCTCATGAACTGCGTCCTGATTTGCCGACTCTTTTCCCGCACCCGGGCAATGAGGTGTGACATGTCACACCCAATCACTACCGAAAACCAAATTAAGCCATTGGATATCGATTATCGCGATCCGCGCGGTGTGATTGTGCATGTCACCGGCTGGAATCGGGATAAACAGCAGGTGTACTTCACCAGGCAGAATTATCCGCATGAATGCATGCAGCCAGTCTGGAAGTTTCAAAATTATTTCAGGAGGGTTGGGGAGTGAGCAATTTCTTACAGCTCGTTGATCGTCCAATAGCCTTTCAACGGTCCTTCGTTCGCCTTGGCGTGGGTATTACAGGTGCATTGCTATTGTCACAGATTGTCTATTGGCAGAACCGCATGGAAGGGAATTGGTTCTACAAAACCCAGTCAGATCTCGAAGAAGAGACTGGATTAACGCGTTACGAACAAGAGGGAGCGCGTAAAAAGCTGGTTTCCTGTGGCGTACTGGAAGAAGCAAAACGTGGCATCCCAGCAAAATTATATTTCAGAGTAAACCAGGAGCGCTTGGAAGAACTTCTACTCGGCGAAAACCAGCATGCAGGTATGGGGAAAACCAACAAACAAGGATGCGGAATTTCCGCAAACAGTGATGCGGAAAACCAGCATGCAGGTATGGGGAAAACCAACGAGCAGTCATGTGGAAATTCCGCATCCATTCATACAGTAGATTACCAGGAGACTACACAGAAGATTAATACAGAGAATAAATATCTTGGTGCATCGGCTGAAGCCGACACACCGAAAGTGAAATCTTCAACTGATTATTCTCCTGCATTTGAAGAAGCCTGGCAGGCATACCCAAAACGTAGCGGTGGAAATAACAAGCTAAGCGCATTCAAAGCCTGGAACGCACGTATTAAACAGGGCGTAAAACCAGAGACGATGCTGGAAGGGGTTAAGCGCTACGCAGCTTTCATGGCCTCTGAGGGAAAGATCGGTACTTCGTTCGTCAAGCAGGCGGCGACGTTCTTCGGGCCGGATAAACATTTCGATGAACCGTGGCTGGTAGAGACCCAGGAAAACAAAGTCCCTACCCGACAAGACCAGTCCCGCTACGAGTGGTACGCAAAGTCTGATGACGGCTCTGCCGAAGTGTTTATCAATCAGTCAGCGATCGATCGCATGAACCGTGGCGGGTATCGCCCATGAAAATACTCCTCAAGCGTGTGCTGGTGGCCGGATATAACCACGGCGTTCTGTGCGAGGGATTTGTGAGATGGTTTTTTGTTAAATTCGATTTACGGAGTTTGTGAGTTATGAGCCCAGCTGAACTATCAGAAAAACTATGGGATAACGCTGAACGCGTCGCTAAGTTTCTCCTTCCGAAAGGACATCTGGAGGGGAAGGAGTGGTGTGCTGGCAATACGAACGGTGACTCAGGCAAAAGCCTCAAGGTCAATATCGGCGGTAAAAAATCATGGGCTGACTTTGCCAGCGGAGACAGTGGTGACCTGCTGGATCTCTGGGTGCTGGTGCGTAATTGCCAACTGCACGATGCAATGCGAGAGGCGAAAGAGTTTCTTGGCCTGAAAGATGACGATCACCACTTCGAAGCGAAGAAAAAAACGTTCTCTCGCCCGACGAAGAAGGGCGTTAAATCGGCCAGCAAATGCTACGACTATCTTGCTTCACGTGGCATTACCCGTGAAACGGCCGATCGTTTTAAAGTGACAGATGCGGTGGTCTGGTACCACGACGAAAACCGAGAGGTGCCTGCCGTGGCATTTCCGTATATCCGGAACGGAGAACTGCTTCAGGTAAAACGTATCGGTACCGAACGGCCAAACGGCAAAAAGCTAATTATGGCTGAAGCTGATTGTGAACCATGCCTGTTTGGCTGGCAGGCGCTGGATAAAAATACCCGCCTGGTAGTGCTGTGCGAGGGGGAGATTGACTGCATGACCTTCACGCAGCTTGGCTATGATGCCCTTTCTGTTCCCTTTGGCGGCGGTAAGGGTGCCAAACAGCAGTGGATTGAATATGAATACCATAACCTCGATCGCTTCCAGGAAATTTGGCTGTGCCTGGACAACGACGATGTAGGCCGTGAAGCTGCAAAAGAAATCGCCAGACGTCTTGGGGAACATCGTTGCCGCATGGTTGAACTTCCCCACAAAGATATCAACGATTGCCTGATGAACGGCATGGACAGCGACTCCATTCTGGAATACATGGAGCGCGCCAAATTCTTCGATCCCGATGAGCTTTGCTCAGCAGGGGACTTGCTTCAGGAAACTATCGAGGCATTCGAACATCGGGATACCGGTCTGTTTACAAGCCCATGGGCTTCGCTGAACAACAACTTTAAGTTCCGTGCCGGTGAACTGACCCTCGTCAATGGGGTGAATGGACATGGAAAAACAGAGCTCGTTGGACATATCGCGATTGATGCGATGAGTCAGGGCGTCAGGACGTGTATTGCTTCTCTGGAGCTTAAACCAGGCAAAATGCTTGCCCGACTCACGCGGCAAACCATCTGCACTTCCTCACCGAAACGTGAAGAAATCATTATGACCAACGAATGGTTTTCTGACCGCCTTTGGGTATTCAAACTTACCGGAACGGCCATAGCAGACCGGCTTCTTGAGATTTTTGCCTATGCCCGGCGCCGCTATGGCATTGAGCTGTTCGTCATAGATAACCTGGCTAAATGTGGCTTAGACGAAGAAGACTACACAGGTCAGAAGGACTTCATCGATACGCTGTGCGACTTCAAGAACGAGCATAACTGTCACGTCCTGCTGGTTACCCACGCCAGAAAAACAAACGACTCCGCTCCAACCGGAAAGATGGACGTAAAAGGCACTGGCGCCTTAACCGACATGCCCGACAACGTTATGGCCGTCTGGCGCAACATTCCCCGTGAGCTGGCGCAGAGAAAAGCGGATCGTATGGGTTATGAGAGCCTCGACAAAGACGAACAGGCCGCGATCAATCTCCCCGCCTCAATGATTCGTTTGTTGAAGCAACGAGAAGGCGAAGGGTGGATCGGAGACATCGGAGCTAATTTCGACTCTCGCTCTCACCAGTTCCTGGAAGGCGAGAAAAAACCATTTAACTACCTGGTCGGTAAGCCGCAAAGCGAGCTTGATCTCGAGTGGGAAGCCAGCAACGTAACGAGGGTTTGAGATATGGAACTTGAAGCATCACTAAAACACTTTAGCCCTCAGGGTATGCACATCAGCGACGACGTGAAAGGAACCTCTCCGCATCGTCTCACCGGCACTGATGTTATGGCGGCGATTGGTACCACCAGCAGCCGAGCGCGCTTCGGCCTGGCTGCTTTCTTCGGCAAGGCCGGCATCAGCAAAACAGATGAACAGCTCGCAGTTCAGGCGCTGGCTCGTTACGCGATGGAAACGGCACCAAAGAATGTTCGAAAAGCAGCTGGTGGGCATTTTGGATGGTGCATGCAGATGCTGGCGCAGTTTGCCTTTGCTGATTACTCCCGTTCGGCCGCCACCAGCGTGACCTGTCACAGCTGTTGCGGTACCGGATTTATCTCCGGGCATGAAGATGTAATTAAATACCCTGGCATCTTCGACGCTGACGGTGCCGAAGTGGTGGCCCCGAAGATTAAAAATGAGCTGGTGAAAAGGGTTTGCGAAACCTGCGGAGGGAAAAAGGTAATCCTTGCGCGGTGCAGATGCGGCGGTAAAGGTGAAGTGCTGGATCGCAAAGCGACCAAAGAACGTGGCGCACCGGTTTTCAAAACGTGTGAACGTTGCTCTGGTAATGGCTTCTCTGCTATCTCCTCGGCGACGGTACACCGTGCCATTCTGAAGCGTCTCCCGGACCTCCATCAATCCTCATGGTCACGCAACTGGAAACCCTTTTATGAAATGCTGGTGGACACGCTGCGCCAGTGGGAGCGTCACGCGGCAGTAGAATTTGAGAAGGCAACAACTTATTAATATGATCGGAGCAAATGGCGACACTTTTTTGCACGTTAGTGTTGACTTTGCATAAAACTGCCCTGTATACTTCTGATTATGGGGTATAACGCCTGTAGATAATTAACTTCGAAAAGCCCGCCACGTTGCGGGCTTTTTTATTTCAGGGTCAGAAGCACAGCGGTTGTGCGTTCGGCTGTTAACCGAATGGTCGAAGGTTCGAATCCTTCCTGTCCCGCCAATTCTGCATCTGTCGTAGTTTGGGAATTACGTCTGGCTTCCAACCAGAAGATGCGGGTTCGATCCCCGCCAGATGCTCCAAATTCGCCGGTCTAGTTCAGTGGCAGAACGGCAGCCTTGTAAGCTGCGCGTCAGAGGTTCGATTCCTTTGCCCGGCACCAGAACCCACTACCTGGGACCCTTCGGCCAGAGAGCCAACGTTGCCTTGCCCTCATCTTCCTGGCTTGTCGCCAGGTTTTTTATTCCAGGCCCTGGGAACCATCCTCGACATGCCTTCTTGTTAAATCGTCCCGAGGGCCTGAACCAACTACACACGGAATAAATATGTCTGAGACCTTCACTATCGTAGGCGTTGGTCTTACATCGTCATCAGTCGGTGTAACCTTTGCCACGCTGTTTCCGGAGGCGACTCCAGCAGTGATGCTCGGATCACTCGCCGGAACTGCGCTATACGTTCTGACCTCAGATCCCCATCAACTCTGGAAGCAGGCTATCTTTGCGCTGATATCGTTTATCAGTGGCGTGTTCTTCTCCGTACCCATGGCGAAAATCATGGCCGGAATCATCAACACGCCGTTAAGCCTGATGAAGCCACCGGCCAGCATTGAGGTATCGCCAGCTGTCGGTGCAATTGTCACTGCTTCCATTTCCGTGGCAGTCCTGCTGCGTATTCTCCGCAAATCCAAAAGCGGGAAGATGCCGGGGCTGGGGGAGGAAGATAAATGACATGGCAGCTTCTTCTGATGGATGCAAACGCCCTAGTTTGCCTGTTAATCATGGTCAGGCTGATGTTTTTCCGGAAAGAAGGAAAGCGTCATCGCCTGAGTGTCGCGGTACTGGCCTATCTGGTCATCCTTGCCGCCGGATTCAATGCCTTCAACATTCTGCTCGGCCACTACGTTCAGGTTAACCTCGGCGATCTGCTGCTTAACTCCGTCATCTGCATGGCGGTGTGGCTGGCGCGCGGGAACCTGGCGAAGGTCGTCATTACGGAATAGCCATGACCAAAGACGATATCTTTAACACCATTCTCGGCAAAGAGGGTGGTTATGTTGATCACCCGAACGATAAGGGCGGACCAACGAACTGGGGAATTACTCAGGCAACTGCCCGCGCGCATGGTTATACCGGTGATATGCGAAACCTTACACGTGAGCAGGCTCTGGCGATCCTTGAGTCTGATTACTGGTATGGCCCGCGCTTTGACCAGGTGGCAGAAGTATCCCCTTCTATTGCCGCCGAACTCTGCGATACCGGTGTGAACATGGGGCCATCGGTGCAGGTTAAATGGTTCCAGCGCTGGCTGAACGTTTTCAATAACCAGCAGCATTTCTATCCGGATCTGATCGCCGACGGGCAAATCGGCCCACGTAGCATCAGCGCGCTAAAGTCCTTTCTGGAGAAACGAGGCGGCGAAGGGGAAATCGTATTGCTTCGCGCACTGAACTGTAGCCAGGGCCAGCGTTATCTTGAGCTGGCAGAACAGCGGCCGGCTAACGAGTCATTCGTTTATGGCTGGATGCGCGAGCGGGTGAGCCTATGACGACACTCAAATCTGTACTGGCGGCAATCGGAGTTGCGATCCTGATGGTGCTTGGTGCGTTTGGTGTGGGCCGTTTTCGCGGGCGTGAACAGGCTGAAGAAAAAGCAGACCGGCAGCGCACAGAAGAAAAGGCCGCAGCCATTGAGTCAGTAGCCGAACGCCGGGTAGAAGCAACGAAAGAGGCCAGCAATGTACAGCAGACTGTTAACCATATGCCTGATGACGATGTTGATCGCGAGCTGCGCGAAAACTGGACCCGTAAAGGTTGAAGTCATCGACACTGGCTGTGACTGGGTAAATCCAATCTACGCTACCGATCATGACTGGGATGTACTGGACAAGCAGACGAAGAAAGACATCCTGGCGCATAACAAAGCGTGGCAGGCGAACTGTCAGAAGGAGAAGCTCGAAATCAAGTAGCAAAGCGGTAAGACCGCAGTCGAAAGGCAATGCAGCAGTCATGATGCTGCCCCGAGTCGCATAATGGCGAGCCTGTGTAGTGATGGGTGAGGGTTCATAGATCAAAACAAGCTCCGGTAGAGCAGCACGAACGCCAGACGTGCACCGGTTATCAGCGGCGATGAAGCGACAGCAACTCAAGGGCATGAGCGTGGCCACTCCGGGAAGTGGCAGCCATTACAAAGCTTATCTGCGGGTGAGCTTGATAATGGATATCCCCTGCAAGGTATATGAAATGATTTATCCTTAGCAGGGGATAATAGCGCGCGAGAATGTAGTTCAGTACATCTCTATATCATTAAAGGAAAGCAGCTTTAACTTTTTCAAGTAGTTGTTCGTAAAATTCAACACCTAGTTTTGCTAGGTCCGTTGGATGTCGTGTTTGAAGCGGATTGCCTAGATGAGATGCTGGAGGACTGTATCTAACTTTACGGTTTACCACCTCTTTCACTTCAACTGATTCAGGCGTAAATGAGACCACTAGAGGGTGACTGCCCCTATATTCGGTAATGGTGCCATTTACTATCTTAAGGCTATCTATGTAAGCGGTTTTTCCACCTTGACTCATGTTAAAGCCAATTCCATAGGATGCAGGTACTCGCTGGGCTATGCCTTGGATTGTATGCGTATCAGCATTTCTGGCTTGTTTAAGGTATTGAAGAAGTGGGTCAGAACTTCTAAGCATATTTTCTTTTGATATCAGAGAAATAAGTTTACTTTTTACTGGAAAGCAAGCCTTATCGAGTTTCTCGAATATTTTTTCTAACCTGTTAAGAAAATCGCTCCAGCTCTCCTCGTACTCCTCATAGCTGGCAGCTGAAATCATACGTTCTAAACATCTTTTGCATGCTCTTAACTCCTTTTCTGCAGGAGTGAAGTCCATTTTTACTTGCATACGGCCTCGCTCAAAAAGTTACCAATCCATCCCAGATGATAAGCGGGAAATATAATGAAAGTCATCATTGATGGTTTTGAGTTTTTACCAGTTGACAAGCAGCAGCCTCATATTGGTATAGCCATAACTACGCACAATCGGTCAGCTGTTTTACAAAAAGCTATTGATTATCAAATTAAGCATCTGCCAGCCGGCGCGCTGGTGGTGGTAGTCGATGATGGTTCAAAACCTGCCGCAATAGTGCCTGACTGCGTGCAGCTGCTTCGCCATGAAACATCACTCGGCATTGTTGCATCGAAGAATGCCAGTTTAACCGCGCTAATGGACGCCGGGTGTGAGCATCTCTTCTTGTGGGACGATGACGCCTGGCCCATCGCTGATAACTGGCACTTGCCATACATCGAATCACCCGAGCCACACCTGGCTTACCAGTTTCTAGATCTGGCTGGCACGACTAAGTTGAATGATATGGCGGTTCTGTACCGGGATGATAAGCACATCGCTTATACCGGACAGCGTGGCGTGATGCTTTACTACCACCGCAGCGCCATAGAGAAGGTTGGCGGTTTCGATCCGGTTTACGGTCGCGGCATGTACGAACACAGTGACCTCGCGCTACGTATCCATAACGCTGGCCTGACGACATGGGCTTACGGTGATGTGGTAGGTTCAGAAAAACTGATCCAATCTCTCGATGAGCATGAAGCCGTAGAGCGTTCGGTACCGCGTCCCGACCGACAGGCGCTGGTGGAACGTAACGTGAAGATCCACAACGAACGGCGTGATGCCGGGTTTACTGGTTACGTTGAATACCGCCAGCAGCGCGACGTGGTTATCACAACGCTGCTCACCAGTCAGCCTGACCCGCAGCGCGGCACGAGAATGGTGGCCTCGCCTGACATGCTGAGCAAATGGGCTGCCTCGCTTCGCCAGTGTGGGCGTATAGCGCTGGTGGATGAATTACTGACGGCCCCGGCAGATGTTGAGCTATGTCGCGTTCCTGACGTGAAGATGAATGTCTACTTTCGTCGCTGGTTGCACATCTGGCAGCACCTGCGAAATCACCCTGAGTACCGGTTAGTCTGGTGTACCGATGGTACCGATGTCGAAATGCTTCGCGCGCCGTGGGAAGAAATGGAGGCAGGGAAGGTGTACGTCGGTTCTGAACCAAAGACCTACGTCGATTCCTGGGCAAAGCAGAATCACCCGGAGCGCATCTATCAGGAGTTCATTGAAGAGCATCGCAACGATGTGATGCTTAACGCTGGTCTGCTGGGTGGCACCCGCGCTGATGTAATGGCGTTCGCTCACGGCATCATCCGCCTTTACTACCGGATCGAGAGTTATCGTTTCTGGAAGAAAGAACAGGCTGGCGCCGCGGTGGGGGACATGCTGGCGTTCGGTATTGTCGCTCATTCATTCGCAGGAAAGGTGATTACCGGACCTCAGGTGCACACCGTTTTTAAAACTGATGGGATCGGAAAAGATAATGCCTGGTGGAAACATAAATAGAGAGGGTTGACTGTGAAAGTTGAAATAAAAAATGGCGGTGAGGTTATTTGGGCTAGAGATTCAAATTCGTTAGAGGGAATTGCTTCTCTGGGGCACTTAAAGGACGGCACACAGCAAAAAATAATTACCGCCCTTGAGGAGGCTCTTAGTCAGGCTAAGGGCGAATTGCTATGCTCTGATGACGCTGATTCCGTGGCGAACATTAGCACTTCCGCCGCCTAAATCCAGTACAACATTCCATTCCCCGCTATGCGGCGCAGTAATCCTAGCAGGGAGCATTTTGTAAAAACCGCCATGGTACTCAAAGCGATTGCCACTTCTGTAATTATTGAAATTACTATCAGTGAGAATCATGATGTTGCATTGATGTGAGCAATCTACAACAACGGTATCACCTTGATTCAGATGCATTCTTTTGTGCAAAAAAGACATTTCATTTCCTTATCAGAGGTAATCAGCCATTCCTCCGTGCCAGAGTGCGTCAGTGTCCCACCACTGACGGGCTGAATGCTTACATTAACCCGGGTTAAAGCGAAGTTACACCCTGATATACAGACAGTAGCCGCCATTGTGCGGCTTTTTTATTGGAGATTCGCTGGTGGCTGAAGAAGTTAAGATTGTTGTGGTTGGTCACCACACCCGGACGGGACAAGCACAACGTCTTGCTGCGCTGCTGGATGCTCATCTGCTGATTGATGACGGTAACCACGGCGCGAACTGGAATCATCGCCGCGCGCTTGAGTGGGCAGCAGAACAAACCTGCCGGGTAGTTGTTGTTGAAGATGACGCGCTGCCCGTACATGGATTCACCGAAAAGGTAACTGACTGGCTGGGTCGTTTTCCTGACGACATGCTGAGCTTTTATCTCGGTACCGGGCGGCCTCCACAGTATCAAATGCAGATTGCTGAGCGGCTAACCGTGGCTGATAAGATACGCGCTGATTACATCACGCTTTCGAGACTCATTCATGGCGTTTGCTATAGCGTCCCGCCTGAGCATGTGCATCGCGTGCTATCCCGTTGGGATAACAGCAAGCCCGCCGATTACGCTGTGGGTGATGCATGGGGTGGCTCAGTGATCTATCCGTGTTATTCGCTGGTGGATCATGCGGATGGTGTGCCTGTTGAGCGTCACCCTGATTCAGAGCAACGAACAGAACGCCGTCGAGCGTGGCGAATCGCATGAAAAACCGGCCAATTGGCCGGTTTAATTAGTTTTATCTTTTGCTGTCTGGAGTCCGTTTAACTGGTACCCATGTTGCACCAGGTTTAGAAGTTGGTGGTGCAGTATGGTTATCAGGAATGGTTGTGTAGTTATCGGTTTGGCCGCCACGCGGACCGCGTTCACGATATACGCCGCCATCACGTCCACTAGACTGGCCAGGTTTCAAACCCATAAATACCTCCACGATATAAGCCACAAAAGTGTGGCAAATACACTTTGCCGCAAGATTCACCGTTTTCAACGTGGCGATGACTCAATTTTTTAGGAGTGTTAATGCCATCACAAATACCAAGGGCATGCCGCAAGCGTGGCTGCCCCGGCACAACCACAGATCGCTCAGGCTATTGTCCCAAGCACCTTAACGAAGGCTGGCAGCAGCATCAGCGGGGACAGAGCCGACATCAGCGCGGCTATGGCAGTAAGTGGGAGAGGCTGCGCCCAATCGTTCTCGACAGAGATAAACACCTCTGTCAGGAATGCCTGCGAAATGGAAGGTATACACCCGCTGAGGCGGTGGACCACATTACCGCCAAAGCAAATGGGGGGACCGATGACCTGTCCAATCTCGAAAGCCTTTGCAAGCCTTGCCACAGGGCGAAGACAGCGGTCGAAAGACTCAAATGACTTCAATTCTCATTTGAAGCGACCAGAGGGGAGGGCGGGTTGAAAGTTCAGGAACGACGCGCCAAAGGACCGCCGCCTAACCTCTTTTCACATCGCCGCAGGTTAGAAAACTTTTTTATGGGGTCCCCCATTCGATGATTAATAGGAGTTTTCGATTATGTCTGGACCACCGAAAACCCCGACCCATCTACGTTTGGTGAGGGGTAACCCATCTAAACGCCCGATCAATGAGAACGAACCAAAACCCCCTTCAGGGGTACCCCCAACGCCGAAGCATTTCGACAAGCAGGGGAAATACTGGTTTAAACGGATGGCCGACGAGCTTGATGCTATCGGTGTGATGTCTCAGCTTGATGCCAGAGCCCTTGAGCTGCTGGTTGAGGCCTATACCGAATACCGGCATCACTGCGACACGCTTGAAGTTGAGGGCTACACCTACCGGACCGAAACGCAGAGCGGGGATGTGCTGATCAAGGCTCACCCGGCGGCCATCATGAAAGCTGATGCCTGGAAACGTCTGCGCGCCATGCTCGGTGAGTTTGGCATGACGCCAGCAAGCCGTTCTAAGGTGAATGCCAAAGGTCCTGATGTGGTTGATCCGCTGACCGAGTTTATGAAAGCGAGGGATTAATGGCTAAGGTTGCAGAAGGCATCCGCTACGCCGAGAGGGTGGTGGCGGGGGAAATTATTGCCTGTGAGTATGTGCGCCTTGCCTGTCAGCGTTTTCTTGACGATCTGGCACATGGCGAAGAGCGCGGTATTTTCTTCAGTGAACCGCGCGCGCAGCACATTCTGAATTTCTATAATTTTGTACCTCACGTAAAAGGCGCACTGGCAGGACAGCCTATTGAGCTGATGGACTGGCACGTTTTCATCCTGATTAATATTTTTGGTTTCGTTATCCCGCTGGTTAACGAAGAAACGGGAGAAACCGTCCTGCGTAACGACGGTAGCGGTCGTCCAGTAATGGTTCGGCGCTTTCGTACAGCAGATGTTGAGGTGGCCCGTAAAAATGCCAAATCAACTCTTTGCTCCGGCGTGGGGCTTTATATGGCTGGTGCCGACGGCGAGGGCGGTGCGGAGGTTTATTCCGCTGCAACCACCCGTGACCAGGCACGAATTGTTTTTGAAGACGCGAAAAATATGGTCAAGAAGGCGAAAGCCACACTTGGGCGGATCTTCGAATTCAACAAGCTCGCTATCTACCAGGAGCAAACGGCCTCCAAGTTCGAGCCATTATCATCAGATGCGAACAACCTCGATGGTCTGAACATCCACTGCGCTATCGTCGACGAGCTGCATGCTCACAAAACCCGTGACGTCTGGGACGTTCTGGAGACGGCAACCGGCGCGCGTCTGCAATCGCTGCTTTTCGGTATCACCACCGCCGGTTTCAACAAAGAAGGCATCTGCTACGAATTGCGTGATTACGCAATCAAGGTCCTGCGCGGCCTGGTTAAAGACGATACGTTTTTTGCCATCATCTACACCTTAGATGAAGGTGACGATCCCTTTGATGAAAAAGTCTGGCAGAAGGCGAATCCGGGGCTGGGTATCTGTAAGCGCTGGGATGACCTGCGCCGCCTGGCTAAAAAGGCGAAAGAGCAGGTTTCGGCCAGAATCAACTTTTTCACCAAGCACATGAATATCTGGGTTACCGCTGAGTCAGCCTGGATGGACATGATGAAATGGGAGAAATGCGAGTTTATCGCCCCGCAGCACGAACTTAAAACCTATCCCTCCTGGGTGGGCGTTGACCTGTCAAACAAAATTGATATCTGTGCGGCCGCTAAAGTCTGGCGCGCGCCAGATGGCCACGTTCATGCGGATTTCAAATTCTGGCTACCGGAAGGACGCCTTGAGAAATGTTCACGCCAGATGGCAGAGCTCTATCGTAAGTGGGCCGGGATGGACAAGCTGATCCTTACCGACGGTGATGTAATCGACCATGCTCAGATTAAGGAAGAGCTACAGTTGTGGGTTGCTGGTGAGAGCCTGAAAGAAATTGGCTTCGATCCGTGGAGTGCGACGCAGTTCAGCCTTGCGCTGGCAGAAGAAGGGCTGCCGCTGGTGGAGGTACCGCAGACGGTTCGCAATTTCTCTGAGGCGATGAAAGAGGTCGAAGCACTGGTATACGGTGGCCGCTTCCATCACAGCGATCACCCGGTAATGAACTGGATGATGTCCAACGTAACCGTCAAACCTGACCGGAACGAGAACATTTTCCCGAACAAGTCCACACCAGAGGCCAAGATTGATGGCCCGGCGGCATTGTTCACAGCAATGAGCCGCGTTCTGGTTAACGGTGGTAACGACCAGCAGGATCTCTCCGGATTCTTCAATAATCCCATCATGGTAGGTTTCTGATGAAAAAAAACAAACAGCCAGGCAGGGTGAAAAGCGCTCTGCTTAACTGGCTTGGTGTGCCTATCAGCCTGACTACCGGCACGTTCTGGGAGGAATGGTTTGGCACCAGCAGCAGCGGAAAGGTAGTCACGGCCGATAAAGCCATCCAGCTATCGGCTGTGTGGGCATGTGTTAGACTGTTAAGCGAGTCTATTTCAACCCTTCCGCTTAAAATATACGTTCGACAGCCTGACGGTTCGCGTAAAGCGGCAACCGATCATCCGGCCTATTCGATACTGTGCCGCCGACCCAATTCAGAAATGACACCATCACGCTTTATGTTGATGGTGGTCGCCAGTATTTGCCTGCGCGGAAACGCCTTCATTGAGAAGAAATTCATCGCAAACCGCCTGGTTTCGCTGGTGCCTTTACTGCCGCAGAACATGGTGGTTAAACGCCTCACTACCGGGGCGCTGGAATACAAATACACCGAAAACGGTAGCGAACGCGTTATTCCCGTCAAAAACATCATGCATATTCGCGGGTTCGGTCTGGATGGCGTTTGCGGCATGATGCCGATGAAGACTGGACGGGATGTGATCGGTTCTGCGATGGCGGTAGAAGAGTCTGCGGCAAAAATATTCGAGCAAGGGTTACAGAGTTCTGGCTTCCTGACAGCGGAGCAAGCATTAAACGATGAGCAGAGGGAAAGGCTCCGGGAATACATGGCAAAGTTCACCGGTTCAAAGAATGCCGGAAAAATAATGGTGCTGGAGGGAGGGCTCAAGTACCAGGGCGTTACCATGAATCCTGAAGACGCCCAGATGCTGGAAAGCCGCTCATTCAGTATTGAGGAAATCTGCCGCTGGTTTCGGGTGCCTCCTTTCATGGTTGGCCACACCACGAAACAAAGCAGTTGGGCATCTAGCCTTGAGGGCATGAACCTGCAGTTCCTGACTCATACTCTTCGACCGCTGCTGGTGAATATTGAGCAGGAAATTGGCCGGTGTTTACTCGACAGCGATGATGAAGTGTTTGCAGAGTTCTCTGTTGAAGGTCTACTGCGAGCCGATAGTGCAGGTCGCGCGGCATACTATACCAGCGCGCTTCAGAATGGCTGGATGTCCCGTAATGACGTTCGTCGTCTTGAGAACATGCCACCGATTGAAGGGGGCGACATTTACACGGTTCAGCTCAACCTGACGCAACTGAAAAACCTTGAAAGCAACAATCCTGCTGTTCAGGCCCTCGCCCTGCGAGAGCTGCATAACCACGTATTCCCTGACATTTCCTTTGAACAATCTCCGCTGAAACAGGCCGCTTAGGAGCACTTTCCTGATGAGCAAAAAACAACTTCCGGTAGCACCGGCGGGTCGCCCCTGCGCGCGCGTTACCTGTGAAACATTACCGTCCGCACTGGACCGCTGGGACGGCGGAATCAAAGCGGCGGCCACCGACGATAACAGCATTTCTGTTTTTGATGTTATCGGGCAGGACTACTGGGGCGAAGGGGTAACAGCTAAACGTATTGCCGGTGCGCTTCGGGCAATGAACGGTGCCGACGTCACGGTGAATATCAACTCGCCGGGCGGCGACATGTTCGAGGGGCTGGCTATTTATAACCTGCTCCGCGAATACGAAGGCCGTGTAACGGTGAAGGTGCTGGGCATTGCCGCCAGCGCCGCCTCAGTCATTGCGATGGCCGGGGATGATATTCAGATCGGTCGTGGTGCCTTCCTGATGATCCACAACTGCTGGGTCTACGCGATGGGTAACCGCCATGACTTTGCGGAACTGGCACAGTCTCTGGAGCCATTCGATAACGCTATGGCAGACATCTACGCGGCGCGTTCCGGCCTTGATATGGCAGCTGTTCAGAAACTGATGGATGCCGAGAGTTATATCGGTGGCAGTGACGCTGTGGCGAAGGGACTGGCAGACAGCCTTCTTTCTGCTGATGCGGTCAGCGATGGCGATGAATCACCCGCGGCCGCGCTTCGAAAACTTGATGCGCTGCTGGCTAAAACCAACACCCCGCGCTCTGAGCGCAGAAAACTCATTAAAGCCTTATCCGGTGGCATGCCTGGCGCTGTCACCACCAACGACGGTACGCCGGGCGCTACCGAAGACATCAAACCTGAAACCCTCAATTCACTTGAAAACGCCCTGGCGGCGCTAGTCAAATAAGGACCCTTTATGTCTGAAGTAAACGATATTCTGAAAAAAGTCACGGCCAGCATTGAAGAGGCAACCGGCAAGTTCAACGCGAAAGCAGAAGAAGCCGTCAAAGAAGCGCAGAAATCTGGCAAGCTGTCAGAAGAAACAAAGGCAGCCGTCGATAAAATGGCTTCTGAGTTCAACGCCCTGCGTGAAGCAGAAAAAACGCTGAAAGCAGCGATGGGCGAGCTGGAGCAACATGTTGCCCAGATGCCGCTGGCAAACGCGAAGCATGTTGTTGAATCAATCGGCCAGCAGGTGATCTCTGCTGAAGCGCTGAAAACCTTTGCCTCCGGGGTGGAAGGTGGCAAACGTATCAGTATCCCGGTTAAGGCGGCACTGACTTCTGCTGATGTGCCTGATGGCGTTATCGAACCCCAGCGAATTCCAGGCATCGATACGGCACCGAAGCAGCGCCTGTTCATCCGCGATCTGATTGCGCCTGGTCGCACTTCCTCCCCTGCTATTTTCTGGGTGCAACAGACTGGCTTTACCAACAACGCGAAAGTGGTTCCTGAAAATACACAGAAACCATACAGCGAAATTGAGTTTACGCCGAAAATCACTGGCGTTAGCACCATCGCTCATCTGTTCAAAGCCTCAAAGCAGATCCTGGATGACTTCGCACAGCTGCAGTCAACCGTTGATGCAGAAATGCGCTACGGACTGAAGTACGCGGAAGAGCAGGAAATTCTCTTCGGTGATGGTACCGGCGTGCATCTGCATGGCATTGTTCCTCAGGCGTCAGCATTTAACCCGGCGTTTACTGTAGAACAGCAGAGCGGTATTGACGATCTGCGTCTGGCAATGCTGCAGGCGCAACTGGCGCGCTTCCCGGCATCCGGCCACGTTCTTCACTTCATTGACTGGGCGCGGATCGAGCTGACCAAAGACAGCCTGGGCCGATACATTCTGGCTAACCCTGCGGCGCTGACTGGACCGACGCTTTGGGGCTTGCCGGTTGTAGCCACGGAAGCGGCGGCCTTCCAAGGTAAATTCCTGACTGGTGCTTTCAACGCTGGGGCGCAAATCTTCGACCGCGAAGATGCGAACGTGGTTATCTCCACGGAGAACGCCGACGACTTCGAGAAAAACATGATCACCATCCGTTGCGAGGAACGTCTGGCGCTGGCCGTCAAACGCCCTGAAGCGTTCGTGTATGGCTCTTTCAGCACTGGCTCAGGTAGCTGATAAACACTGCGGCCTTCGGGCCGCTTTCACAGGTGGGAAAATGAAACTGATCGCACTCAAACCGATTTATTTCGGCGGTACCGTCGTTACAGAAGGGCTTCCGCTGGAAACTCTGGAACAGCACGGGCGCGAGCTCATCAAAAAAGGTTATGCGATGCTCGATGAATCAGAAAATCCTGCAGAGCAGGAACAGCAGCAGGAACAGCAGCAGGAACAGCAGCAGGAACAGCAGCAGGAACAGCAGCAGGAACAGCAGCAGGAACAGCCGGAAGTAAAAGCGGACAAGAAGGCGAAAAAATAATGGTCGACCTTGATGTGGTGAAACAGCACTGCCGCATTGATACCGATTTTTCCGGAGACGATGCCCTGCTGACTTTATACACCGGTGCGGCGGCGCGTTACGTCCAGACATGGACAAGGCGAACGCTCTATGAAAACCAAAACTCCCTTGGCTACGCAGACGACCCGGACCCGATTCTACTGAATGATGATGTTAAAGCGGCCATGTTATTGCTGATAGGTCACTGGTATGCCAACAGAGAATCAGTTTCCGTCGGTCAGACCGTTGCAGAGGTCCCGTTTGCAGTTGAAGCCTTGCTGCAGCCATACCGAATTTACGGGGTATAGGAGGACTTTATGCAGGCCGGAAGACTGAGAGACAGGGTGGTGGTTCAGAACATCACAACATCCAGAGATCCTTCTGGCCAGCCTGTTGAAACATGGCATGACGGCGCAGAAACCTGGGCAGAAGTAAAGGGCATTAGTGGGCGCGAGCTGGTAGCCGCTGGTGCTGAAACCGCAGTCGCCACTATCAGGGTATGGACACGATTTCGTAGCGATATAACTGCTGCGTCCAGACTCAGGGTTATGACTGGCCCGTTCAAGGGCGCCATTTTGAATATCATTGGTCCGCCAATCCCTGATTCTCGTGGTATTCAGCTCGAAATTCTTTGCAAACAGGGTACCGAAAAATGATTGATACGAGGCTCGATTTTTCCGGGCTGAATGACATCGCAAAGGATCTGGAGGCGCTTAGCCGCGCTGAAAACAACAAGGTTCTGCGTGATGCCACGCGCGCCGGCGCCGAAGTGCTTAAGGAAGAAGTGATCGCCCGCGCTCCGGTGCGCACCGGGAAACTGAAAAAAAACGTGGTGGTGGTGACCCAAAAAAGCCGCCGCCGCGGGGAGATTTCTTCCGGCGTCCATATTCGTGGCGTTAACCATCGCACCGGCAACAGCGATAACACGATGAAGGCGAATAACCCGAGAAACGCCTTTTACTGGCGATTCGTTGAAACGGGAACCGTTAACATGCCACCGCACCCTTTCATTCGTCCCGCGTTCGATGTTCGCCAGGAGCAGGCGACGGAGGTTGCGATCAGGCGCATGAACCAGGCCATTGACGAGGCATTAAGCAAATGACGGAAGACGATCTCTATCCTCTGCTGGAACCGCTTGCCGGAGGGCAGGTTTATCCTTACGTTGCGCCGCTCGGCAGTGACGGGAAGCCTTCAGTCTCTCCGCCCTGGGTAATTTTCTCGATTATTACCGACGTGGCCGCAGACGTTCTCTGCGGTCAGGCTGAATCTGCCGTTTCTGTGCAGGTTGATGTCTATTCCAGCACAATCACTGAAGCGCGCACAATCAGGAATATGGCGCTTGATGCCCTGCAGGTGCTGAAGCCGGAAAGCATTGTTAAAACGCCGGGCTATGAGCCTGATCTGCGCTATCACCGGGCAACGCTCGAATTTCAGGTAACCGTTTAACTTTTCCCACCATAACAGACCGCTCTGGCGGTCTTTTTTTTAACTGGAGAAACCATGACCAGTAAGTATGAAGTCACAAAGGGGATGACCTTTGCCGTCTCCGACGCACCCGTAACCGCCGAGGATTTTAACGCCTCAGGTTTCCCGGGTGCTGGTGTTACCTGGCTGGAAGCAGCCTGTGCAACAAAGGAGATCACCTTCACCGGCGGGCAGAAAGGGGATATCGACGTAACCACGCTGTGCTCAACTGAACAGGAGCAAACCAACGGCCTCGCCGCGCCTGCTGAAATGAGCATTACCCGTAACTGGGTTGGCGATGAAGCAGCACAGGAGGCACTGCAGACCGCTTACGAAAATGACGAACTGCGCGCGCTGCGCGTGGTATTCCCGTCTGGCAACGGTTTCTACGTGCTGGTGGAGGTACGCCAGAGCTCATGGTCTGCTGCAACCTCTTCCGTTGTTGGCGCCACCTATTCTCTGCGTGTACGCGGCAAACCTAAACGCATCTACGCGTCTGGTTCCTGAGCGGCTTCGGCCGCTTTTTTTATCCCTCCGATCATGTAACAAGAGAAAAATGAAATGGCGCAAAAAACATCACAGAATTCATTACGCAACGTGGCGCTTACAGCATCGAAAGCCTATCGCACCAAAGAAGGTATCACGGTCCCTGAATGGGATGGCGCAAAGGTAACGCTGCGTGAACCCTCTGGCGATGCCTGGGTGAAATTCCGGGAGATCGTTAATCCCCAGCTCGCCGAGGGAGAAGAGGCACCGACGCTGACGGAGGCGGAAAAGTTTCTGCGTAACAAAGAGGCTGATGTGGTTCTGTTTATTGACATTCTGCTGGATGAAAACGGCGAGCGAGTATTCAGCGATGAGGATCAGGAGCAGGTATCTAAAATTTATGGTCCTGTGCACTCCCGCCTGCTGGCTCAGGCCCTCAACCTCGGCATGAGCCAGGAAGAAGCGGGAAAGCCGTAAAGCAGCCGCTGACCTTCTTCCTGATGTCGCTGGCGCTCCGGTTGGGGCGTACTCTCCACGAACTGCGCCAGACCATGACCGCCAGCGAGCTCAAAATGTGGATCGAGTTCGACCGCATCAGTCCGATTGGTGACTGGCGCGCCGATGCTCAGGCGGCGCAGATCTCCGTTGCAACGCTGAACTCTCAGGGCGGGAAATTCACCATTCCTGACGTGATGCTGAAATGGGGTGAGCAGGAAGAAGGCGCTGAAGTCTCTGAACTTGAAGAATGGATGTCCAGTCTTTGATGCCCGCGGCTGCGGGCTTTTTTATGGGTGAAATATGGCAACGCTGCGCGAGCTAATCATCAAAATTTCGGCGAACTCTTCTTCTTTCCAGTCTGAGATCGCCAGAGCCTCCCGCATGGGAACCGATTACTACCGCACTATGGAACAGGGCGGGAAAAAAGCTGCAGCGGCCACGCGTGAAACTCAGCGTTCTTTGGCTGATCTTAACTCTCAGCTTGCAACCGTGCGATCTTCTGCTGCCGGGCTTGCTGGTGCGTGGGCTGGTGCATTTGCCACGCATCAACTGATTCAGTTTGCCGACACGTGGAACCAGTTGAATGGACGTCTTCGCCTTGCGTCCTCTTCCAGTGAGGATTACGTGCAATCCCAGCGCGTGCTGATGGAGATCAGCCAGCGCACCGGAACCTCACTCGAAGCAAACAGCAACCTTTACAGTCGTATCGCTCAATCCCTGCGTGATGCCGGTTATGCTTCTGCTGACGTCGCAAAAGTGACGGAAACCGTTGCAACATCACTGAAGCTTTCTGGCGCAAGCACAGAAGAGGCGAGTTCCGTTATCACACAGTTGAGCCAAGCGCTGGGTTCAGGCGTTCTGCGAGGGGAAGAGTTTAATGCCATCATGGAGAGCGGCGGAAGACTGGCTAAGCTGCTGGCTGATGGTCTTGGTACTACCATCGGCGGCCTGCGTAATATGGCCAACAACGGTGAGCTGACGACTGACAAAATTGTCCCTCTGTTGACGAACGTTGAGATCCTCCGTAAAGAATTCGACACCCTTCCAGCATCAATCAGCGGTTCTGCACAGAAAGTGCAAAACGCCTTCCTCGCATGGGTAGGTGGGGCGAACGATGCCGTAGGTGCATCATCTACGCTCTCCGGCGTGCTGGATGGCCTGGCGAATAATATCGATGATGTGGCTAACACCGCAGGCATTTTGGTCGGTGTCGGGCTGGCCCGTTATTTTGGGAATATGGTCGGCAGCGTCGCTCAGTCAACCAGGGCAGTGATCGCCAATACGGCAGCCGAGGTCGCGCTGGCGCAGGCTCAGGTCCGTGGAGCTCAGGTTAGCGTTGCTGCTGGTCGCCAGGCTGTTTACCGCGCTCAACAGGCGCGTGCAGCGGCGACGAGTATTGAGGCTCAGATTGTCGCTGAGCGTAATCTTGCTGCTGCTCAGGCATCACTGAATACGGCGCTTGCTGGCAGGGCTTCGGCCGTTAATAACCTCACCAATACAGCCTCGGTGATGTCCCGCCTGGGTAGTGGCGTTCTTGGTATTCTCGGTGGCTGGCCTGGAGTGATTATCGGTGCCGGCGCTGCGATGTATGGCCTGTATCAGCATACCCAGCAGGTGCACCGTGAGGCGGTAGGTTTTGCCAACAACCTCGACGAGATCAACACCAAGCTCCAGCAGATGTCGGTGCTTGGCCTGCGTTCGACCGCGGCTGATGCCCGTACATCTTTACAGGCGCAAAAACAGGACCTGGCCGACCTCGACTCTCAGATCGCGAAGGTGAAAGACAGCCTTAAGGCGGTTGACCAAATCCAGCAGGACTATAACCGCCATCCGACGCTGACCCTGATTAACACTTTCATGGACCAGGCCGACATCACGGCCAAAAACATCGAGCTGACCGACAAGCTGAACCAGCTGGAGTACCAGCGCGAACAGGCAGCCTCAAAAGTTGAGCAAACGCAGAAGCTGGTAAACAACGCCAGTGACCTGGCCACGCAAAAGGCTATCGAACAGGCTGGTGCCGTCTCAATCCTGAAAGGTGCGTATGATCTGCTTAACCGCTCAATGTCAGCGACCGCTGGCGCCAAGCCGCCGCAATATGCCGGGCCCGTCGTCTCACTGGCGAACGCAACGCCTCAACAGCAAACCGCACTGGAGCGCTCGCGCCGCGATAATGAGCTGGCCAGCTTAAGCGGATTAGAGAAACTCCATCAGCAGCACGTCTACGAAGCAGAAGACCTGAAGCTGACGGGGGCGCTTTATACACAGTACATCTACAACAAGGATCAGGCAGCCAAAAAGGATGCAGCAGCTGCAGAAGCAAAAAAAACCTCCACTGCTGCCTCAAATGCGCAGAGTAAAGCCGAGCGCGAAGCGGCCAGCACCGCCGAACAGTATTCACGGAAAATGGCCGATCTGAGTGTGGCTATCGACGTGCAACGCGTCAGGGCGACGGAAGGCGAAAAAGCCTCCGAGCTTTACGCGGCATCGCACCAGGCAGGCACTAAATGGACCGACGAGCAGCGCAGGGCGATCCAGGCATCATCAGCAGAGCTGGCAAAATGGACGCAAAAAGCCGACGAGAACGTGCGCAAGCAGCGCGAACAAGCTGATGCCCTGAAGGATTTAACTGAAGCGGCCAGAAAGTTCAGGGATGAGGCGACGCTGACAACCGAAACCGCAGGCATGAGTGATCGCCAGCGCAGCCGGTTCGACGAGACGCAACAGATCGACCGTGTTTTTGCTAAAACGGACGGCGGTACCGAGGCCATCGCGCAGCGCGCCGCAGCCCTCGATGCTCTGGATAAGAAATACAAGGCTATAGCAGCAGCTGAAGCGGATTGGATGTCCGGAGTATCACGCGGCTATGCAAACTGGTTTGATGAAATCAGTAATGTATCCGGCACGGTTTCTGACGGGGTGAAAACCACACTCGACAGCGCGTTTAGTAATGTCACCTCAATGCTAGAAGGCAATAAGGTTAGCTGGAAATCGTGGGGTATTTCTGTCCTGCAGATTATCGAAAAAGTGGCTCTGCAGATGGCGGTGGTTAGCGCGATGGGTGGGGCCTCTTCCGGTTCTGGCATCTTTGGCTCTCTAATCGGCAGTGTAGGCAGCTTCTTCGGGGGCGGGGCGGGAGCATCAGCCAGCACCGGTACAGCGGTTTCCAGTTACGGCTCGAGCTTCCAGTTTAATGCCAAAGGCGGCGTTTATGACTCTCCATCCCTGAGCGCTTTCAGTAATGGGATCGTCAGAAACCCCACCATGTTCGCTTTCGCAAAAGGCGGGGCCGGAATCATGGGCGAGGCTGGGCCGGAGGCGATCATGCCGCTTACCCGCGCGCCGGATGGTTCTCTCGGTGTTCGTGCGGTCGGAGGTGGCGGCGGTCAGTCTCTATCTTCGGCGCCACAGGTTTATATCACCATCGATGGTAACGGCAACACCTCAACGCAAACCTCACCTGGCCTTGAGCAATTTGGCGCTGAGGTCGGAAAATTTGTTGATCAGCGATATAAGCAGAATGTAATGCGTGATATCCGCCCCGGCGGTGACATCTGGAACGCAATGAAAGGAAACCGATAATTATGGCCATCGAAACTTTCACATGGTGCCCACGGATTAACGCGGAGGCTGATACAAGTTTTCGCGTCAGAAAAGCCCAGTTTGGCGATGGATATGAGCAGGTCTCAGGGGATGGATTGAACACCAGAACCCAGCAATGGACGCTCAACTTCACTGGCAACGAAACCTACATTTCGGCCATTAAATCTTTTCTCGACAGGCATGAAGGAACGAAAGCCTTTCAATGGAAGCCACCGCTCGAACCTTTGGGTTTGTATCGTTGCGAAACGTATAAACCCACCGGGCTTGGCGCGGGGAAATTCAACCTTGAAGCAACATTCATCCAGGCATTTAAACCATGAGCTTAAACGCAGATTATCAGAAGCTGGAATCCGGAAACGATGTTCGTCTGATTGAGGTGGACGGTTCTTCCTTTGGGCTTACGGACGTTCTCCGCTTTCACAATTACAGCATTCCCCACACAGAAGCGGAAATCATCGCCGCTGGTGGGGATGAGTCCAAGCTTCCGGCGAAACCAATCTGGTGGCAGGGAAATGAATATGCCGCCTGGCCATATCAACTGGAAGGTCTGGAGAAATCAACCAGTGGAAGCAATGCAACGCCATCCCTGACGGTTGCGAACATCGAAAGCTCCATTTCTGCCCTGTGTCTTGCGTATGACGATCTGCTGCAGGCGAAAGTCACTATTCACGACACAAAAGAGAAATATCTCGATGCCAGAAATTTCGCGGACGGCAACCCCACAGCAGACCCGACTCAGGAAAAGCTGCAGGTCTGGTATATCGACGGGAAAACTGGCGAGCTTGCCGGTGAAACCGTTGAATTTGTTCTGTCCAGCCCGATGGACCTGCAGGGGCAAATGATCCCGACGCGACAGCTTCATTCCCTATGTACCTGGTGCATCCGGAATAAATATCGTACCGGCGACGGCTGCGACTATGCCGGCACCCGCTATTTCGATAAAAACAACAACCCGGTAAGCGATCCGTCGCTGGATGAATGCAACGGCACGCTGACGGCCTGCAAACTCCGATTCGGCGAAAATAACGAACTCTCGTTTGGTGGCTTTCCGGGCACGTCTTTAATCAGGAGCTGATATGCGTCAGAAAACCATTGATGCGATTATGGCGCATGCTGCCGCTGAATATCCTCGTGAGTGCTGTGGTGTGGTGGCGCAAAAAAGCCGTGTTGAACGTTATTTCCCGTGCCGAAACCTTGCCGCGTCGCCAGAGGAAAATTTTGTCCTCTGCCCGGAAGATTACGCAGCTGCTGAGGACTGGGGTACGGTGATCGCCATCGTTCACAGTCACCCTGACGCCACAACACAACCGAGCGAACTGGATAAAGCGCAATGCGACGCAACGCTTTTACCCTGGCATATCGTGAGCTGGCCGGAGGGGGATTTACGCACCATTCAGCCGCGCGGAGAACTGCCGCTGCTGGAGCGTCCGTTTGTGCTTGGTCATTTTGACTGCTGGGGGCTGGTAATGAGCTATTTCCGGCAAACTCATGGTATCGAACTCCACGATTACCGGGTTGATTACCCCTGGTGGGAAAACGACTATCCGGACAATTTTTATCAGGATTGCTGGTATGAGTGTGGATTCCGAGAATTCGACGGGCCTCCGCAGCCAGGCGATATGGTGATCATGCAGGTCCAGGCCGATAAGTGGAACCACGCCGGTATTCTGCTGGAAGGCAACATGCTGCTGCACCACCTGTACGGACACCTGAGTCAGCGGGTGCCGTATGGTGGCTACTGGCAGGAACGAACGATGAAGATTCTCCGTTACAAATCTCTGTGCTAACCTTTTGTAAAACGAAAAAAGGGGTTAGGGATATGAGGAAATTTCTTTCGATATTGGCGTGTAGCCTGATTATTGTTGGTTGCTCACCTTCGGAAAAGGATTTTATTGACATGGGGGAGTCCTTAGTTAAAGACACCCTCAAAGATCCGGATAGCGCTAAATTTGAATCATTTTTCCGTGATTTTGGTGAAAATACTGGATATGTTTGCGGTTATGTGAATGCTAAAAATTCATACGGCGCATACACGGGTAAAAAACCATATTATGTGCGGATTGAGGTCAAAGATGGAAAGGTCAATAATCATGGACCAATCATCATTATTAATGACCAAGACCAAAAGAAAATTGATTCTTATGAGTCAATCTGTCAAAAGGACTGATGTGCGATGAAAAAGATTATCCTCTCAATTTTTATCTTCCTGCAGATGGGGTGTTCTGTTTCCTCACTGGAAGAACAAAAACCTATTCTATCAGAGCATTCAACAAAAACTGTTGATGAAGTTAACCGTTGCCTTGCTCCTAAATGGGTGGAGCTACGTTCTTCAAGCTCCAGCATACCCACTGAGTCAGGATACAAAATCACAGCATCGGACGATATATTCGGTGCTCTTTCAGTAGTGAATATCGATAAATCAGCGACAGGCGGAAGCGATGTAAAAGTTTACGCCGTCGCAAAAGGATGGAACGATCACTGGGCCACGGCTGCCAGATCATGCCTTTGAAAAGTTAAAAATAAGCTAAGCCACCTTCGGGTGGCTTTTTTTATGGAGAAAGAAAATGTCAGAGGTAATGACCCGAATTGAACTTGGCGGTGTTTTGGGTAAAACCTACGGAAAGGTTCACCATCGATTAATACGCACAACGGCTGAGGCGATCAATTCTCTTACAAAAACTATAAACGGGCTGGAGAAATTCCTGATCACCAGCAAAGCAAGGGGCCTGACTTACGCCGTCTTTAAAGATAAAAAAAATATCGGGAAGGATGATTTTGGTTTTCCGGTAACCGGTGAAGTTATTCGAATTGTCCCTGTAGTGATCGGAAGTAAAAAAGCTGGAGTTTTACAGACAATTCTTGGAGCTGTTCTTGTCGTTGCGGGGATTGCAGTTGGAATGCTTTCTGGTGGAACACTATCTGCTGTTGGTTACGGAGCCGCGAAGTTTGGTGCAGCTATGATCGCTGGTGGAGTTGTTCAGATGCTATCACCTCAACCCGGGGGCCTGGCCAGCAAACAAAGCGCAGATAACCGTGCATCGTATGCGTTCGGCGGGGTGACAAATACCGCCGCACAGGGTTACCCGGTTCCGCTCCTTTACGGCCGCCGGCGAATCGGCGGGGCAATTATTTCCGCCGGGATTTATGTCGAAGATCAGCAGTAGATAACAAACCTTTTTACAAGCCACCTTCGGGTGGCTTTTTTTATGGGCGCGATATGGCTAAAACAATTACCGGACGAAAAGGGGGGAGTTCCAGCTCCCGAACTCCTACCGAACAGCCTGATGATCTGCAATCTGTAGCGAAGGCAAAGATCCTCGTTGCGCTTGGTGAAGGGGAGTTTGCTGGACAGCTCACCGGGAAGGATATCTACCTGGACGGAACGGCGCTGGAGAACGCTGACGGCTCCAAAAACTTCAGTGGCGTTACGTGGGAATTTCGCTCGGGTACTCAGGCCCAGAAGTACATTCAGGGCATTCCCGGTACCGAAAACGAAATCAGCGTGGGAACCGAGGTAACGAGCGCTACAGCGTGGACACGAACCTTCACCAATACACAGCTTTCGGCGGTTCGTTTACGCCTGAAATGGCCTTCGCTTTCCAAGCAGGAGGACGATGGCGATCTGGTTGGTTACTCGGTTAATTATGCGATTGACTTGCAGACGGACGGCGGGACATGGCAGACAGTCCTCAATACCAGTGTGACCGGGAAAACGACCTCAGGTTATGAGCGTAGCCACCGTATTGATTTACCTCAGGCTGGCAGTACCTGGACAATCAGACTGCGCAAAATTACCGCTGACGCTAACAGCGCGAAAATCGGCGACACGATGACGCTACAGAGCTTCACTGAGGTGATTGATGCGAAATTGCGATATCCGAACACCGCGCTGCTCTACATTGAATTCGACTCCAGCCAGTTTAATGGCAATATCCCTCAGATCTCCTGTGAGCCTCGTGGCCGCGTTATTCGGGTTCCTGATACTTACGACCCAGAAACCCGCTCTTACAGCGGGACATGGACCGGGGCGTTTAAGTGGGCATGGACGGATAACCCTGCGTGGATATTTTACGATCTGGTTGTTTCTGAGCGGTTCGGACTCGGTCACCGTTTGACTGCTGCTAACATCGATAAATGGACGCTTTATCAGGTCGCCCAGTATTGCGATCAGATGGTTCCGGACGGTAAGGGTGGCGATGGAACAGAACCACGCTATACCTGCAACGTGTACATCCAGGACCGAAACGACGCTTACACAGTCCTGCGTGATTTTGCGGCCATATTCCGTGGCATGACGTACTGGGGTGGCGATCAGATCGTTGCTCTGGCCGATATGCCCCGTGATGTGGATTACAGCTACACGCGCGCTAACGTTGTTGGCGGTCGCTTCACCTATTCAAGTAGCACCACGAAAACCCGCTACACTACAGCGCTGGTTTCATGGTCCGATCCCGGTAACGCCTATGCTGACGCGATGGAACCCGTATTCGAGCAGGCGCTGGTGGCCCGGTACGGCTTCAATCAGCTGGAAATGACAGCCATCGGCTGCACCAGGCAGTCAGAGGCGAACAGAAAGGGGCGCTGGGGTATTCTCACCAACAACAAGGATCGTGTTGTTTCGTTTGATGTCGGGCTGGACGGAAACATACCCCAGCCTGGCTATATCATCGCTGTGGCAGACGAGCTGCTTTCCGGAAAGGTTATGGGCGGCCGCATCAGCGCCGTTAACGGTCGCGTTATCAAACTTGACCGTGTAGCTGATGCAGCAGCAGGTGATCGCCTTATCCTCAACCTTCCCTCCGGCGCGTCACAGAGCAGGACCATTCAGGCGGTTAACGGGGAATCGGTTACAGTCACCACCGCGTACAGTGAGACGCCTCAGGCCGAAGCTGTCTGGGTGGTTGAGTCAAACGAACTCTATGCGCAGCAGTATCGTGTTGTGAGTGTCGCCGATAACGATGATGGCACTTTCTCGATTACCGGCGCATGGCACGACCCGGATAAATATGCCCGTATCGATACCGGAGCCATCATTGACCAACGGCCGGTGAGCGTGATCCCGCCGGGCAACCAGTCGCCGCCTGCGAATATCGTGATCAGCTCGTTTTCCGTGGTTCAGCAAAATATCAGCGTCGAAACGATGCGCGTGAGCTGGGACCAGGCGCAGAACGCTATCGCCTATGAAGCGCAATGGCGCCGCAACGACGGAAACTGGGTGAACGTGCCGCGCAGCTCCACAACGTCATTCGACGTCCCCGGAATTTATGCCGGGCGTTACCTGGTGCGCGTGCGCGCAATCAATGCCGCAGAAATTTCATCCGGATGGGGCTATTCAGAAGAGAAAACGCTGACGGGTAAAGTGGGCAACCCACCGAAGCCGGTTGGCTTCATCGCTTCTGAAAACGTGGTATTCGGTATCGAGCTAAATTGGGGATTCCCGGCGAATACCGACGACACGCTGAAGACCGAAATTCAGTACAGCCTTACCGGTACCGAAGACGATGCGATGCTGCTGGCCGATGTGCCTTACCCGCAGCGCAAATATCAGCAGATGGGCCTTAAGGCTGGGCAGATTTTCTGGTACCGCGCGCAGCTGGTGGACCGCAGCGGCAACGAGTCCGGATACACCGACTGGGTGCGCGGACAGGCGAGCATCGATGTTTCCGACATCACCGATGTGATCCTGGAGGAGATTAAAGATTCTGAGGTATTCAAGGATCTGATTGAGAGTGCCGTAGAAAGTAGCGAGAAACTGGCCGAACTTTCTGATGCGATTAAGGAGAACGCCGATGGTCTGGCTGCAGCAGTAGGTTCGAATAAGCAGACAGCAGAAGCAATCATTGGGAACGCCCTGGCTATTGCTGATGTTGTTGTGCGTCAGACTGCGCAGCAGGGGGCTAACTCTGCGACATTCGAACAGCTCCGGGAGGTGATCGCCACTGAGACGGAAGCCCGCGTCACGGATGTTACTCGTCTTGAGGCACAAACTGCACAGAATGAAGCGGGTATTACTGAAGTTCGCCAGGCGTTAGCAACGGAAACTGAAGCTCGCGCTTCGGCGGTAAGCCAGTTGACTGCAGCCACTCAGGCTGCATCTGACAAAGCTGATTCTGCTGCTGCGGTCGGAGAACAGAATACAGCTTCAATCACCAACCTTAGCCAGGTTGTCACAGACCTCGATTCCTCAATGGCATCACGTCTGGAAGAACTGGGAGCACAAACTGATAAGGCCAGCGGCGGTATTCAGAACAATGCTATCGCGCTGATCACCAGTACGCTCGCGCAGGTTAACCAGCGTAACCTTCTGAGCGTGCAATATGGCGATAACAAAGCCGGTATTGAGCGGGTCGATAATGTAATGGCCGATACCAGCAAAGCTGTTGCTGAGTCGTTGCGCACCCTTGACTCCAGTGCCGGTGGAAACACCGCGAATGTCACTGATCTGTCAAAGACGCTTGCTGACTTCACACAGGCTTCGGCAACTCAGATCAATTCGCTGAAGGTCACCGTTAATGGCCAGCAGGCCGCTATTGTCCAGAATGCTCAGGTATCAGCTGACATCAACAATAACCTGAATGCGATGTACAGCATTAAGGTTGCTGTTGATGCTAACGGTCGCCAGTATGCCGCAGGCATGGGTATTGGTGTTCAGAATACGCCATCTGGAATGCAGACGCAGGTTCTCTTCCTGGCTGACCGCTTCGCGGTTATGACCCAGGCAGGCGGCGCCGTGACTCTTCCGTTTGTTATCCAGAATGGACAAGCCATCATCCGGGACACAGTAATTGGTGACGGGACGATCGGTAACGCCAAAATCGGCAGCTATATTCAGTCTTCAACCTGGGACGGAACCGGGAACGTTGGCTGGCACATCAACAAGTCAGGCTACGCAACTTTCAATAACGTGACCGTTCGCGGCTCGATTTACGCCACTAACGGTAATTTTTCATTTAACGGGTCCGGTAATACCACTGTCATTAACGGTGATGGTGTCACCATCAATATTCCTGGTGGTGGAAGGATCGTACTTGGAACATGGTCGTAATATGCCGACAGGATTATTGATAGAACTTAACGACGGCGGAAAGCGTATGGAGATAACGGCAGGTCTGAGATGCCCGTCGTTTGGTGCTAATTTTGACAGTGGCTACCAGAAAGCAAAATACGCGGACATTGCCGGTTATGTGTCCGGAGCGCAGGTACTGTTTATCCCGCATGCGACGGCTTACCTTGATTCAGGTCTGCTTCATAAAATGAACTCGGTCACCATTTCTGGCGGCAGGGTTACGCAGAACTCTACGATGAAAGACAACAGCATCAGCGAAAGGGAGAGTACTTACACGTTTCCGGGAAGCCTCTGGCAGATATTTCCTACAGGTCAGCGAAGTGGGGTGGGCCTGCTCATCAGCAACAGTACAGACTTCACCTCGATAACTAATGCCACACAGTCAGGTCAGTGTATCTGGAAGGGTACCGTCAGTGTTCCCACCGGGGGATGGGCTGTCCCCACAATAGCAGGATACGACAAGTCGAAGTATATCGTTTTCGGGCGCTGTAACAGCGGTAATACAATTGACTTCGACGGTAACACAGTCAGGTTTTTCAGCCCTCCGACAACAAATGATGACTCTCCTGCAACCGGCACGATAGACATCGCTATCTTCGCCAGTGGCGTAGCGCCGCAGCCTGGCACCGGCCTTAATATTTTCAATGCTGCAGGGGCCTGTACCTTTTCAACCACAAAACGACCTTTCGTTTACCTCAATCAACTCTGGTCGCCTTCTAAAAGCGCTGTGAACATAGGCAGCGGGTATGTTCCGCTGGGCAGGTTTGGGTTAATGACCCATGAGGTTAACGGAGTATATGTGTATCGAATGTTTGGAATAAAAATTCAGAATGGTTACGCATCAGTTCAGGGAGGCAAGTATCTCGGGCGCGAACAATATGCCATTTTTGGTAATGACACGGTAACGCCCCTCAGTCTTCCCGTTCTTCCCGATATGTACGTCTGAAAAATACCACCGTTTAAAATACACCCTCGCTACGGCGGGTTTTTTTATTGTCTGGAGAAAACATGATTTATACCACCGGAACTATCGCCATAACCGGAAACACCCTTACAGGTACCGGCACAAACTTTACTGCAGCTGGCTCACTTATTCGTAACGGCTGTACTGTTATCGCCCTGACAAGCCCGGCGCAGGTTTTCCAGATTACCGCGATTGGAAGCGCAACCTCTCTTACCGTTACGCCAGCTGCTAACCCTGCCGTACCTTCTGGAACTAAATACGCCATTCTTCTGAGCGACAGTCTGAGTGTTGACGGTCTGGCACAGGATATTGCTGAAACGTTCACGATGTACCAGCGTTACATGAGCGGTTTCGCTGATGTGATGAACGGTACTACAGACGTCACTATCACGATTAACGGTGTGGCCGTCACAGTACCAGGCCAGAAATCACTGGCGAAGAAAGGGGCAAACAGCGATATAACCAGCCTAAGCGGCCTGACTACCGCACTCAGTATCAGCCAGGGCGGAACAGGTGCAAAGAATGCTGCTGACGCTCGCACAAACCTCGGTTTAGGAACAGCGTCTATTCTTGACGCAGGTTCCTCTAACGGACAGCTTATGAAAGTTTCAGGAGACGGTAGTGGAAGCTTTGGAGTCGGCGCATTAACCCCAGTCAATGCCGATGGTAACCAGGTGGGTTATGGGAACTATAATTTTTACAGACAAAGCGGAGCTACAGGCAATAATTACTTCGGTAACTGGGGGGTTGGACTTGGAATGGTCTACAGCTCTGATGGTTCGGCAAGTAATACAACCAAGTTTAATATGTTCATCAGAACAGATGGTGAGGTGCATTACAATCGAGTAGGAAATAACGTTCAGACTTGGCGGGCGATCGCCAAGACAACGCTTAATACTACAGTCGACAGTAACGGATTTCTTAAAACAGCATCGCCCGTTGTAAAGATTTTTGGAAGTGGTAAATGCGAGACTAATCTCGAATCAGAAGGCTGCACCGTAACCCGTCTGGCGAAAGGGGAATACCTTGTTGAAGGATGCCAGGGATTAAATTCAGATGCAGCCTGGGGTGGTATTGATGGCGGTTTTGACATCCCCACCGATCGCAACAAGCAGCCGCTTGTCTGGCTGGATTACGAAGTTAATGCCGATGGTTCTGTTCTGGTTAAAACCTATCACCGCACACACCCGGAATCGCCTGCGTTCGCCCGAAACGAGTTGCAGGGTATTAATGATGGTGATCCGGTCGATATCCCCAGCGATCAGTTTATTTCCGTGCGTGTCGAAATGCCTGAAAACAGCGTATGGAATCAGAGCCAGAAAGAGGCAGCTGAACCTGCTTCTTAAAAAAATGCCGCCTGTCGTATGCAAGAACAGGCGGCAGGTGGTTGCTCAGTGTTCATGCCCGAGTTAAAACTTGGGCTATTACCTTAGTAAATTTTAAAGCCCAACCTGGCGAACAGTCGGGAACTCAGAAACCAACCACATATCGGATTCTTCAAACATCTCCTCTAGCATGCGGTTCAGCTTTTCCCGATCACTTTTGCTGGCATCACTATTTAAGCCGTTCGCCTGCATCGGCTTCACCTTCACTTCGGCGTCAGGGAAAATCTGGTGCACCCGTTTCGTCAGCTCTGCCAGGATAATCTCTCTGGCGCCAACCAAACCATCAACATTACGCTTGTCATAGACCAGCTCAACGAACATAAAGACCTCCGGAAACGACTGTATTTTTAAAGAGAATTTATACTGGTTATTTGTACAGTGTCAACGGTTAGGTATATAGCATTTCAGAAGAGAGCTATGGGGCATGGATGGGGCAAAAAAATTGTTTTTGAGACGGTTTGGGGCATGAGTGGGACATTTTTACTCATATGATCTTTGGTGATTTTCATATGAAGTTAATTTTATATCATTGATAATCATAAAGAATACACATGCTCTTGGGCGCTCTTTAGTGATTTTTAAAATTGCCGCGTCACGCAGTTAAAGTGTCGGGCATACTCTTCAAGGCTGGTAATACCCAGGCGCACCCATTTCGGGTGCGACCACTGGGGCAGGCCTACGTACATCAT